TATCAAAAAGGAGTTAATATGCCAAAAGGTATCGGATACCCAAAGGGTATGAAAAAACCTAAGAAAAAAGGTAAAAAGAAAAAGAAGTAGCATGGCGGAGTATCAAGGTAAATCTGTAACATTAAATAAACCTTCCAGGATTGGTAAAGGTGAACCAGGTCATGGTCGTAAAAAGTTTAAGGTTTATGTTAAGGATGGCGACAAAGTTAAGAAAGTAATGTTCGGCGACCCTAACATGGAAATAAGAAAAGATAACCCGGAAGCTAGAAAATCATTTCGTGCTAGACACAAATGTGATACAGCATCGGATAAGACAAGTGCAAGATATTGGTCTTGCAAAATGTGGTAGGAGAGATATGGCCGGTAAAAGAGTAACTTGGAAGTGGGGCGACAAAACTTATAGTGGAACTTTAATTAGGGAAACTAAAACACATAAGTACGCCAGGACCAAAAATGGTAAAACTAAGGTCATACGAAAAAAAGTTTAATTGAAAGTAGCATGCCCTAAGTGTGGCCTATACTTAAACTACGATATAGACAAGGCTAAAATGACTTGTTTAAACAAAGAGTGCGAAGGATACAATAAATGACATCTGTTAAATTATGTTTTGCACAATCTTGTCATAATGTATTAAAACCACCTAAACGAAAATTTTGTTCTGCTACTTGTTCTAAGGCCTACCATAATAAAAAATTTTACGCCCAACAACAAGGTGCTGTCTATGAACCCGAACACGATGGTAAACCTGTAGCACAACCTAATGTACAAAAAAGAAGAGGTGTCGTCTATGATGCTCTTGTAGAAAAAGACTTAGGACCCCTTATTCTTAAAGGTGATTTAAAAAAACAAGACGCTGCAGAAATCTTAGGCTGTACAAAAGCTGCTCTATCTTATGCGTATGCTGCATGGATAGAAGATATGGAGACAAAAGAAAAAGCAGAGAACTGGACTTTACCTGCTAAAGCAGAGAAGTCATTAGCTGACTTTAAAATCTTTAGAGATAGGTATTTTCAAACAGAGACTGGTGAACCTTATCAAACTCCGGAGTTTCACATTAGATGGATTAAATCTATTCTTGAAGCTATCGAACATGGAAATCAGCAGATGATACTATCTCCTCCACGACATGGCAAGACAGACCTACTAATTCATTTCGCAGTATGGCTCATAATTAAGAACCCTAATGTTAGAATATTGTGGGTAGGTGGTAATGAAGAGATAGCTAAGAATGCTGTCGCTTCAGTAATAGACCAGTTAGAAAACAATGAAAAACTTATCGAAGAACTCTGCCCACCTGGAAAAAGTTTTAAGCCAACTAGCAGAGCAGGAAAAGCGTGGTCGCAGAGTGGGTTTACTGTTGGCACTCGTACTGTTACCGGTATTAAGTCTCCTACCATGGTTGGTATCGGTCGGGGTGGAAAAATTCTTTCACGAGATTGTGATGTTATCATAGGTGATGACTTAGAGGACCACTCTTCTACAATGCAACCTGCATCAAGAGAGAACACAAGAACCTGGTGGACTACAACATTATCTTCTCGAAAAGAGGAACATACAGCTTTGATTGTTATTGGCTCCAGGCAACACTATGACGATTTATATTCTCATCTACTAGACAACGAAAGTTGGAATACGATAGTAGAAGAGGCCCACGATACAGGATGTACTTTACCCGACTGGAATGATGAAGCTCACCAGGACTGTATGTTGTGGGCAGAAAAAAGAACTTACAAGTGGTTAATGGGTAGAAAGTCTGCTGCAGAGACTACAGGTGGTAGAGCAATTTACGAAATGGTTTATCTTAATGTTGCTATGCCTGATGGTATGGCTTTATTCGACAGCGTAGAAATAGAAGCATGTCGAGACCAAAGTAGAGAAATTGGGCAGGTACCTGCAGGAGTTAGGTTAATTGCAGGACTTGACCCGGCATCAGTCGGATATCAAGCTGCATTCTTATGGGGTTATGACCAAGCCTCTAACAAATTGCATATGATTGATATGGAGAACTCACTTGGAGGTGGTATTCCACAAGCACTTAAAATAATTAAAGAATGGTTTGTGAAATACAATCTCTCTCATTGGGTTATTGAAGAGAATGGTTTTCAGCGTGCAATTAGACAAGACCAATCTATTAGAGAGTTTGCAGGTAAGCATGGTATCTTTTTAGAGGGAACGCAGACTTATTCTAATAAACACGACCCGATATTTGGTGTTACAGCAATGAGACCATTGTTTGAACAAAAATTAATTTCTTTGCCATATCTTGGCTTTGAGGCCCAAGAAAAGGTAAACTTATATAAAAGTCAGTTGGTGTATTTTAGTTCTGCTCAAAACAAGAGTAGGTCTGTAGGACAGAAGTCTGACTTAGTAATGGCTAGTTGGTTTCCAATGAAAACTATTCGTAGACTTCAAAAGGAAAGACTTGCTACAATGGGACTTGAATATGAACCATCTTTTGGTGGATATGCAGGTAGTGATATAGATTTAGATAGTTGGAGATAATGAAAACAGAAGACGAAATATATAACAGGGTGTACGAGCTTAGAGCGCAACACGCAGATGTCATTTCAGAAAAAGATAAAATAAGAGCAATTATGAATGGTGGTGCTGATGGTATCAAGGCTTTACTTGGTAAACAAATGCGTGATATGGATTATAACCAAATACCTGCACCTAACATGTTACATTCGGCTATGGAGAGATTTGCACAAAAACTAGGTAGAGCGCCCGATTTAAAAATTGATATCTTTAATGACAAAGATAGTGAACGCGCTACAAAACGAGCAGAAAAACTAGAACGAATAGTACATGCTTATGATGAACAACAAAAATTAGAATTACAATTACCACAAGTTGGTAGATGGCTACCTGGTTATGGATTTGCTGTATGGGTATTAAAAGAAAAGAAAGATGCTAATGGTGTTCCTTATCCATATGCAGAAGTAAAAGACCCTTATCTTTGTTACCCTGGATATTTTGGCGAAGGTCAACAACCTAAAGAACTAGCTATTGTACAAAGAGTTCCACATGAGACATTGGCTAAACTGTATCCAAATCACAAGAATGTTATCTTAGATGAGATTGATGCTGAATATAATACAATGGCTTACATGTCAAGTTATGACAAGACCTGGGCTAATCAAAGTGGTACAGGTAAAGTTGTAGCAGAATACTATGATGACGAAGGTACATACATTTTCTTACCGGAAAACAAAGTTATATTAGATTTTATTCCTAACCCACTTAAATCCGGACCAAGATTTGTAGTAGCTAAAAGATTTGCTTTTGACCAAATGCAAGGTCAATTCCATCATGTTATAGGCTTGATGGCTAATATGGCGAAGATAAATGTTCTATCTGTCATTGCAATGGAAGATGCTGTGTTTACAGAAACCAACATCATTGGCGAGATAGAAAGTGGACAGTATAAGAAAGGACGATTGTCAGTTAACTATTTGACACCTGGAAGCCAGGTATCTAAACCAACAAACAATCTACCCTATCAGCTGTTCCAACAGATAGATAGACTAGAAAGACATCTTCGTTTAGGTTCTGCATACCCTGTATCAGATGATGGACAATCGCCTAACGCTTTTGTTACTGGTAGAGGATTAGAAGAACTAGGACAATCTGCATCATTGCATGTAAGAGAATATCAAGTAATTCTTAAAGATGCTTTAGAACAGATTGATACTAAGAGATTAGAGTGGGATGAGACCATGTACCCAAATATGCGTAAACCTATTGCAGGTTTTAGAAATGGTACAGCCTTTAAAGAGACTTATGTTCCTGGTAAAGATATTGCAGAGATGTACAAGACAAGAAGAATTTATGGTGTTATGGCCGGGTTCGATGAACCACAAAAAATTATTACAGGCCTACAGCTAAAACAACAAGGCATTATTGATAAACAAACTTTACAAGAGAACATGGATGGATTAGATAACATATCACAAATCAATTCAAGAATTAATGCAGAGAGAGCAGAGAATGTTTTGTTTGAAAGTCTTATGGCACAAGCTGCACAAGGTAATCCTAAAGCAACTATGGCTGCAATCGAGATTAAGAAAAATCCGCAAAACATGAATTCAATTCTAGAAAAGTTCTATACTCCTGAGGGTGACGACATGACACCGGAAGAGGCAGCCTTAGCCCAAGCAGGTCAGCAACAAGCAGGACCACAAGGAGGACCTCCACCGGGATTAGCACAAGTTCTTGCACAAGCAGCAGCACAAGGAGGTGGACAAGGTGGCTAAAGATTTTGACCCGATGGAAGAGACTGATAATCTTTTTTACAATATCATTAATGAAGAAGACTGGGATATACAATTCGACTTAGATGATACAGACCCTAACTTAGAAGAACTTGTTATTGATTTAGAAGCTCCAGTATTTTTTGAATACTTAGTTCCTGGACCTATGGATGGTGTTCTTATTAAAATAATGATGAGAAGATTAAATGACAAACAACAAAACAATTTTATGAAATTTTTTCAAAACATCGGAAACTTTTTAGAAGACGAGGATAAAAAATATGGTTAGGTTAAATGCATCAGAACAAGCTGCTAAAAAAAATACAGACATGAAACCAGACCCAGGATATTCAGACTTGTATATTCCTAGAAAAGAAGGAGACCCAACAGGTTCATCCGGAATGGTAAATGATTTAGCTACTGGTTTAACAGGTACTTCTGCTACAGCAGAAACTCCGGAAATAGCACAAGCTATACAATCTGCAGTTGCCAGGCCTATCAAGCTAGGAGAGGCAACAAAATTTCCTGGTGTATCTAATGTTAATGGATTACAAACTGGTACAGGTGGCGTACCTAAACCACAATTAGATTTTAATAGTTATATGGCCGGTCTTTTTGATAAATTTCAAGACCCAATAATTTTAGAATACTTCCAACAAAATGATGCAGCACCACAAGTTGTTGATACTAAAAAAAATAACAGGTATGCCAACAAATTAAAGGAAAGCGATGCGGTCTAATGGTATATCATTTTCTGCAATGGACCTCGCTATTGCACATGCAGAAGATACGCTCAACAGGGTAAACTCTTACAAGCAGGGAACGCAAGAAACTAACCTAGAATTACAACAAAGAATAGCTAACATGGGTAACGCCTACCCTACCCTACCGCCACAGATGGTAGTATATTCAGCATTAACAGGCTTAAATCCGGAAGATGACATGGCTTTGCAATTAGCTCAAAGAAATCAAGAGATACTTGCAAAGAAATACGCACAAAAAGTAACTACTAAAGTTGGTTGGGGTAAAAGAGGAATACAATTAGGTATGCTTGCATTAGATGCTGCATTCCAACCTATATCAAGAGGTTTTAAATCTGCAGTAGTTGCTGCACAAGAGACTGGACAATCAGTTCCACTTACAGTAGCCGGTGCTACATTAGGTGGTTTAGCTGAAACTTTTATTGGTCAACAAGAAGGTAACGAAGGTAGAGCTACAGCTAACTTTTTAGGCAAAGTATTTAATCCTAGTGTTGGTGAAGCATTTATAAATGCAAGACAAAAGTATGGACCTACAGAATTTAAGTTAGCTTTGCAACAAATTAATAAAGGCAAGCCACTTAACTTAGGAACTGGATACTTACCTCAATCGATAGATTTAAGACAGACACAAACTTATCTTGATGAAATAAGAAAAGGTTCTGACGAGAGAACTGCAATGACAAGAGCTGCAGATATTTATGGTGCGCCGATTACAGAAGTGTTTGACAAAAGAGAAGACCAATTTAAATATCAAACAAAAACTGGAAAAGAGATAGACATATCTCCTGGACGAGTTATTGCTGCACAAATGTTAGAGCCAGGTTCTACAGGATACAGTGTTGTTTCCGGTGTTATTGATGGTGTCTTTAGAGTTGCAGCAGACCCAGTAAACTTAGGCCTTGCTTATGGTGCAGGTGTAAAAAATGCAATGAGAACAATGGTGAGTGCTAATACTAAAGCATTAAAAGCTACTGATGATGCTACACAATTATCTAAACAATTATTTAAAACATTTTTGCCAGGAAAAACAGGTAAACAAAATAGAGCTATTTTTTATGGTAGAACACTAGATGATGTTAGAGCTACAGGATGGGGACAAAACTTTGGAGAAGCAATAGCAAAACTTAGTGGTGATGAAGGTATGTCTTTCTTAAATGATATTCCGGAATTTAGAAATATTCCTATGTCAGTAAAGAAAGTACTTCTAGAAGTAGATGACCCTATACATGTATGGGATGTACTTGATGTTATTGCTAAAGGTGGTAATTTAACTGATACACAATTAGACAATATGTTTACAATGATTAAATCTTATGTACCTAAGAAAACACAAATAGAACTTGATAGAGCTAGAGAATTAACTAAGAATAATAAAAACTTTGGTCTAGGAGCATTGCCTGCTAAACCTACAGTGACTGGTGAATTCTTTAACTTTGTTGGTAAATTAATTACTGGTCAAAGTACAGATGTTGCACCTATAAGAAAATTTGTAGGGATGTTTCAATCATCACAACCTGCTAAAGGATTGCTTGGTGTTGGCGCACAACTGCGTATGTCATTACCAAAACATGTGCAAAGAGCTATGTCACTAAGACCACAAACTACAGCAATCATCAGCCAACTAGATGAAACAGCCTGGAACATAGATACAAACTTAAAGAATGCATTTGTTGATAGTAAGACTAGAGGTAAATATGCACAGGAAACATTAGCTGCACAATCACAATCAGAGATAGATGATATTGTAAACAGAGTTAATCAGACTATTGCTCGTTCAGTTGGTGAACAAAACCCTAACTTGTTAGTAGATGTTGAAAGTCTAATTAAACAACAAGAAAACTTTGGCGCAGAAATGGAAGAACTAAGAAGTTATTTTAAAGGTACTTCTGGTGGTTCATTATCTTTTAATGGTGTAAAAGTAAAAAAGAAATACAAAAGAATTATTGATGACTTAGAAGGACATTTTCAAAGTTTAGGTATTGAGTATGACATTGACAAAGTAGAAGAGTTTATCTTTGAAGCAGTACCTAGTATGCATATGCTGTCACAAGCAGGTTCAACATTCTCAACAATTATAGACCCACAAGATGTAGTACAAGCAACTAAAGCTCATCAAACATTAATTGGCCCTACTGATAGTCGATTAAGAGCATGGGCAGAAAAACCTAAAAATTTAGCAGAAGATTTTAACTGGACTGATTTTCTAAAAGTTCCTAGAAAAGCATTGTTAGATAATATATCCGGAAACAGACTTACTTTGAAACCAAAAGGTCCTATCGAAACTATGTTAGATAATGTACAAAACAAAATATTAAAACCTGCTTGGATGTTACGACTTGCTCTTATGTTGAGAATATCACCCGAAGAAGCTCTGCGTGCTGCATTCGGTGACAAAGTAAACTTTATTACACATCCATTTCAAAGAATGGCCTTAAACTCAAACAAACAATTTGGTTTATTTGGAGATGATGTTAGAGCAAATGAAGTAGCACAGTTGTACAACAACTTAGGTGAAATAGTTATGACTACAAGAATGGGTCCGGATGATATTGAGTTCTTAAAAAATATGATTGATGTAGATGATATAAAACAATTTCAAGCTATAGATTACAATAGGTCACAAAAGTTAATAAAAACAAATCTACTAGAAACAAATCCACAAGGTGTTGTTTCAGATTACATTGTTGATGCTGCAGTTAATAATTTTGATTTAAGAGATTTAAGATTTGCACAGTTAACTGAACAAGCATTTAAAACAAAAACTAGAAAAATAAAAGCTAATGCTAAAGGAAGTATAGAAGGATTTGATGGCGTAACTTATAACTCTATGGGTGAAGCATTTATAAAATCCGGTGGGTTTACTACTGATTTAGATGAAAGAAAATTTATTGACATGCAAACAAGAAAACTTGCAGAAGGAGATGCATTCGTATCACCTTATAAAGATAAAGAGTTTAGCTTAGGCCAACTTGGAGATATTGAAACAAAAGCAAAAGAACTTAATATAAGCCCTGTAGAATATATAGACCAACAAATAGACAATGTGTTTTTAGATGATGACACTATTGGCCTGTTGTCTAAACAAAGTCATGTTATAGGAACTTATCAAGATGATGCAGGAAACTTCATCATTGATGTATCTGTTGCATTGCAAGGTGAAAATGCTGTAGCTAATGCTGTATACATTGGAGCTAATTCATTTCAAGAAAGTGTATATATCGCTAATAGAGAGCTTGCAGAAAAAACAGGATTTGGTAAACCATTAATGGATAATAATTTAATTTATCTATACAGCAAAGTTAAAGGAGATGGTTTTAAAACTGCAGCAGATATAAATATAAATACAGTTCTTAATAAACCAACTATGGAAGCAATGTTTAAATCTAACTTTGATGCATTGGGACTAAAGGTAGAAGAAGTTAAAGGTGCTGCTAAAGGTATGCCTGGAGGAAGTTTATTTAGTACAGATGAAAGTTACATGGCATCTATGGGTGAAGCTGCTATTACTAGAGGTTTACTTGATGGAAGAAAAGATTTAGCAGAGAACTTAATGATTAGTGTTGATAAGTATTTACCTACTGGAAACATTAACCCTAGATACTGGGAAGCATTGTGGGAAGAAATGTACTTACTTGCATCAGACCCAATAGTTGTACCACTTGTTAATAAAGGTATAGATGACACAATGATATATCTTAGAGGTGAAGGAAAAGAAACTTTAGAAGAATTAGTTGCTAGAAGTTTTAACCCGGAAGATAGATTATATTTACAAAGTGACAAAGCATTAAGAGAATATTTAGAAAGTCTCCAATACAGAGTTGCACAAACTGTAGGAAATCCTACTGCTAAGATAATAGACCCAAGAACAGGTAACGAATTATCAGCAGAACTTGCTACAAGAGTTTGGTATCAGAATGGACAAAAACAATATCCTAAGTATGTTGCTGATATGTCTGTAGGTTCTAATACAAAAATATTCCAGTTTATTAAAAATGGTGGTGTCTTGGATAATAAAGATTGGTTACGATACAAAACACATATTCAAACATTTAAATTAAAAGAACGAGGAACGAACAATCAAGAATTTTACAAACAATTTATCAAGCTGTTTAAACAAGAAGTAGATGCACAAGATTTAGGGCCTAAAGTATTGCCAAGAAGATTTGACCTACAAAGTAGAATATCCGAAAGTGGAACAATGATTGTTGGTGAAGAGATACAAGCAGCAGGATACTTAGCTGATGTTAGATATGGTAATGATGCTTTAAACAGTTTATTGGAAACTGGATACAATACATTGATATCTAAACCATCTAACTACTTAAACAGAGACCCACTATTTAGATATGCATTCTATGAAAATGCTATAGAGGTTATACAGTATATGGACGATGCAACTAAAGCACAGTTCTTAAAAGGTGCAGAACCTTGGATTGATGGTAACAAACTATGGGATGAGTTAATTGAAGCTGCTAAACAACCATCATTAGAGAATACTGTTACTAGCGTTGCACAAGCAGAAGAGTTATTAAAAACTGCAGCTATGAATGAAGTAAAAACATTATTCTATTCTGTATCGCAACGACATGTTGCTTCAGATTTATTTTCTAAATACATTCCTTTCCCGGAGATATGGGCAGAGGTATTCCAATCATGGGGTAAATTAATTACAGAAAACCCACAAAAATTTAATAGAGCAAGAATAACAGTAGACAATGGTACTGAAGCTAAACCTTGGGACAGTGAGAATGGTTTCCTAGAGAAAGACCCATCAACAGGAAAACTTATGTTTAACTATGTTGATGTATTTAACATACTCACACTAGGTTCGTTCAAAGCATTGGGTAATGTTATTCG